TCGGGTGCGCCGGGTAGATCGGGATATAGATCGGATGGGTCGGCACGCCGGGGGCGATAGCGTCGGGCGGGATGACGATGGCGATCGGCGGCGTCGGAAACGGCTCATTGCCGCCGCCCCAGATGCCCGGCGGTTTCTCACCTCCACCACCGTGACCCTCACCGACGACTTCAAGAAAGCCTTTCACAAACGGCATTTATCTCTCCTGTCCTGGGTTGTTAAACTGGTCGAACGATGCTTGGGGCGCTCGTAGCGCGGCAGCGCCTGAAACTTCTCCGGGTTGACCATCTCCCAATGGCGACCGTTCTTGCGCCAGCGCAGCCCGTCCTCGACGGCGCGGATCGCCGCCACCAGGCGGTCGTGATAGTTGCGGGTCATGCCGAGCTCGCCGCGCAGGATCAGGTAGAGATTGGGGCGCGGCACTCCGGCGTAGTGGCAGAGCAGGGCGATCGGGACCGTGCCGCGGTATTGCGGGTCATAGCGGAACAAGCGGAACCAGCGCCGGATCTCCGCATCGGTCATCACACGCTTCCCAGATTTTTACAATCAGGACAGTAGGCGCGCCGCAGCTGCAGCTTCCAGCCCACATCGGCGAACGCCGTGATCGCCTCGCGGGTGATGTCGCGCTCCTTGTGCGGGGTGTCGACCGTGCGCCGCAGCATGCGCGGATTGCCGAACGCCAGCGCGCCGCGCGGACAGAACACCACCGGGCTCAAGCAGTGGCAGCGGTAGCAGGTCGAGCGCACCGGCACCAATTGCTGGAACCAGAGATAGTGGACATAGCCGATCGGCTCCTCGACCGGGGTGGCTTCGGTCTGCGGCTTGAAGCGCACCGGATCGACAGCGCCTTCGTCACGACGCGGCATTGAGGTCTCCAATCTTGCGAATGACACCGGCGCGCAGCAGGTAATTGATCGCGGCTTTTTCCGCCGGACCAGGGCCGCGGCCCTCCAGCTCGCGCTGCGCCGCCTGGAAAGTGATGCCGTTGGCCTCCAGCATGGGCCGCTGCCAGCGCCGCCAGGCCTCGTGCGCCAGGGCGGCGGCGATCACCCGGTCGTCTTTTTTCCCCGGCTCCGCCCCAACCTGGCCGCCGTCGACCACGATGGTCTTCATCTCGTCGATCAGATAGAGCGACGAAGTAAAGAAGCGGCCGAGCTCGAAGCTGTCCTTGAACGATGACAGCATGCTGAACTTGTTGGAGGCGGTGGTGCGCCACTGCCAGGCCAGGCTCTGCTGCATGCTGTCGGGGCGCGAATACAGATAGTAGCGCATCATGGTGAACACATGGCGCAGATCGTATTCGATCTTGCCGTCCGGGGTGCGGTCGACCATGTGCACGGCGTCGCGGCGCAGCTGGTTCATCTCGTTGAACACCGCTTCGCCCGGGCCGGTGATCTCCAGGTTCACGCGGACGTTGCGGTAGTAACCTGCAAGGTGACAGAGAGCCCAGGCACATTGGTAGGTCGATATAAGAGGTGATACGAATTCTGCGACCTGGACCAATCGATCGGCGTAGCACCGACACACATTGATAACCGATCGATCCGCCTCATCTCCTGATCCGTAAGCGGGATCGCAACCGATAGCATAATGGCCAGTGGCATCTGCCTCCTCCCACACTTTCAGCTCGGCGCGCGGGTTGCGCACCGCCACCACCTGGGTGTCGCGCCAGCTGTCGCCCATCTGATATTTGTAGGGCATGAACTTGACCAGGCGGGCGCGCTTGGCGCTCTCGGTCAGATGCAGCGACGAGAAAAACTGCGTGCCGGTGGCCACGAAGGCGTCATCCTCCAGCCACGGGAACATCTCGTCCATCTTGTTCTGGTCGCCGCTGTTCTCGGTGTCGAGCTTCCAGCGGTACCAGGCGATCTGATTGTGGTTTACCTGGACGCCGTGGCGCTTGTAGACTTCGTTGACGCGGCGGCGCTCCAGCATGGTGAGCGGCGAGTTGTGGCCCTTGGGCATGAACATGCTGAAGCGTTCGTCCTCATCATGAAAGGCGTAGTCGTCATGCCGCCACCAGCCAACAAAGATGCAGCAGATCGTGGGGTCGTCCTTCCCCTCCCGCCAGCGTTCCTCCCAGAAATTAAATCCGTTGGCGGTCGTCTCCTCTATTTTGAGCCGATGCGGATAGTGGGTCGACATGGTGGCCGACAATTCATTCAGGTCGTCTGGCGAACCCCAGAAAGCGACTTCCGTAGCGTGTATGAAGTTGTTGGCGCTGGAACGGCCAAGTCCCCCTTTCACCTTCTCCTTCGTTCCTGCGACAAGATACTGTAACAGGCTGCCGTTCTTGAGCACGATCATGTCGCGGTTTTCGGTGTCCCACTTGATCTTGTGGGAGCGCGGCAGGCCGGTGAAGAAAATCTTGATGGTGTTGCGGAACAGCGCCTTGGCCTGGTCGGTATGGGTGACGAAGGCGCCGAGCAGGCCCGGGTATTCCATTGCCCAGAATAGGTCGAGGGCGATGAAGAACGTGGTCATGCCGAGCTGGCGTGCCTTCAGTATCAAGAAAGTTGTTACGCCCTTGTCAGTCGCGGCGCAGACCTGGTCGAGCACGTACATCTGGGTGCCGAGCAGGTCCATCGGCACCAGGCCGTAGTCCTTGGTCTGGATCCGCAGCCGCGCGCAGAAGTCGAGGAACCGCTCGCGCGGGAACGGCGCCACCTGGGGCGGGGGCCCGCGCCGCATCAGCTGTCCAGCTCCAGCGGCCGGCAGTATTCCTCGCACAGCTTCTGGATCGCCTCGGCCAGCTCCTGCACATCCATCTCGTCCGAGTACTGGATCTTGTCGAGGAAGTACTGGGCCAGCTCCCGGCACAGCGGGTCAACCGGATTTGTCATCGCCCATACCCGCCTTATCCGCCAATTTTATCTTGAGGGCTTCAATCTCGATCCGGTGGCCAAGATCGATCTTGACCGCCTCCACCAAAGCTCGGTCCAGGGCATCGCGATGCGCGGTCAGCATTTCTATTTCCGCCATGAGCATCCTTGTATGCTCATCAGCCAGATCTATCGTATCATTCAGTTCCTTGACCGTTTCCATCTTCCGCCTCCCGCATTGCCATGTAGGTCAGGCCGAGCGCCATGCGCAGCTGGCGCTCGTTGGTGACGTCGAACGACTTGCTGACGCCGCCCTCACGGCCGGGCCAGTGCAGGCGCAGCATCTGCATGAACTTGACGACGCCGGCGTCAATGACATGGCGCGGCGGCAGCTCGACGGTGGCGGGCTCGCCCGGATCGGGCAAGGCGGGCTCATCCTCGACGGGGGGAAGACGGATCGGGTCGCGCGCCATCGGGTTTTTCCCCTAGGAAGAAACCCTTATAGACCAGGTTCAGCTGGGCTTCAAAATGCCGGTAGCCACGTAGGTGATGTCATAATAGGGCGCCGGGCCCTTGTGGCGCTCGACGCTGATACGGCCGTCGATCGCCAGCTCGTTGACCTCGTCGCGCAGGCGCATCATCAGTTCGTAGTATTCAAACGGCCGCTGCGACAGGTTCTCGAACGGGGTACCGCGGTAGAAGCGGAATTTCTCGCCTGGCCTGAGCCGGCGCAGACGTTCGATGGTTTCCATCATGGCCACCGAGAATGAGCCCCGGCGTCGGCTCCAAGCGACAAACACTTCAGCGGCAGCGACGCTGGAACCTTGGGACCCGACCCGCCGGGGGAGCCGGGCGAAAGGACTGCCGCCGCGCCCTTTTGAGACCATCAGGCCGGCATGGTCAACTGAAAAACATAGGCCGCAAAGGCGCGATGATCGGTCCCGACGTAGAGCGCGCCTTCCTCGCCCCACGGCGCGATGGCGCGCACGCGGCCGGTGGGAACGCAGTTTGGGGCATCGCGCCATTCCGGCCGCGGCTCGACCAGGTCACCGATCTTCAAGGCGGGCGGCATTTTGCGTGTCCTGCATCTGCTGCAAGGCGGTGACCACCGCCTTGAGCTCGGTGACGATGGCGGTGAGCACCGCGAGGACGTCGGGCGCCAGCTCGACCGTCTGCGGCGGCGTGCGCGGCGGCACCTGCTCGATCATATCGTAACGCCTTTCACGGCCCACATGGCCGCATCCTCGAAATGCGTTTGCGCGAGAGCGAACAGGCGCACCGCCTCGCCGTTGCTGCCGCACTTCTTTTTAAAGTCCTCACATAGATCGATCAGATCAGCGGCGCGCATCTTGATGTTCTCGACATCTTGATTTGCCGATGGATTGAAGGACATCCGCACGCGGGATTGGCCTAGTGTTTGGTCGCCGGTCATTTGCTCTCTCCGTTCCACAGTTTATGCAAATTTGCATACTTCGCCAGGCTGTCCTGGTCAGCCAGGTTGGCGCATTCGATGAACTGCAGCGCGCGGGTGGTCGCCGCATTATGCCAGCCGGACTTATTGAACCGATACTCCAGAAAACAATCGCCCTCACCCATTTTGACATTCTCCAAGGTCTTCGGCCGGTCGAGCAGATGGAACAAATAGGCCAGCTCCTCGGCCGCCTTGCCGAACTTGTCGGCGACCTGAGCGCGATTGGCGTCGGTCGGCTCCATTAATTGTTTGCTGAAAGCGTTGGTGCCGTAGATCGAATGCAATCCGGCAGCGCGTGCTGTGATACCCTCTTTAATATCATGATCTGATACAAGTTGGTGGCAGCGCATCAGGTGGTCGTGCAGTGAGCCGGTCGAATGCTTGATGGCGAGCGCACCGCGGTCGCGCAGCCAGTCTGACTGGAACTCGAATGTCTGCGTGCGCCGCGGCCGTGCCTTGTACATCAAGGTGGTGCGCAGTCCGGTGCACTTCCTGCTCACCGCCCGGGCGGCGTGCTTCATGTTGGAGGGCAGTATCAGCACCCTATTTGGTCGCGGAATATACGACCAATAAGTTTTTCCATCGGTGCAGACGGTCTCGCCGGCCCAGTCCAGCATCCACTCGTCGCAGATGTAGATGATGACGGTCAGATCGCCTTCGCGATCACTGTCGGTGTGGAAATATCCATCCGTCCCATAGGTGTAGCCATTGGCGTAGCAGCGCACCAGCTTCATGTCCTTGCAGTGATTGAAGCGGATAAAGTCCCAGCCCTTCCACAGCTCCTTGGCCCAGTCTTCCGTCCTGGCGGCCAGGCCTGGCCCTAAGTCGGCCAGATTATGCGTGCTGTCGTGGATCGGCTTCCAGGCCCAGTGGCCGTGCGGATCGGTATTGGTGTTGGACTTTGATCCATACAGCATTGGAGCCGTGCGCACCGTGGTGCGCAGGCGGTCGTAGAGCTCGAGCGGGAAGAAATTGTCCAACAGGATGGGGTTCAAGTTACCAGCACCCCAAAAATGGCCCCCGCGGCTTGCCGCGGAGGCCGAGTGACTGATCCAGGGAAGATAACGTCAACGAGAGGGTGGCGACCGCGCGCGTCGCGTAGCGGCTTGGGGCTCGAACGGTCAGGCGAAGCGGCGCCACCCCGGGTCAAGATGGCCACGGGTCGCGGCCGTCGTCAAGTGGAATGGACACGTGGCTCAGCAGCGCCTGCTGCCTGTAGAGCTGCACCAGCAGCCGCGGTATGTAGGCACGGCGGGTGGCGGCCTCCAGTTCATCCACCGGGCCCATCCACCGTTGTCCGTTCCACCACGGGTTCGTGAACAGATTTTGGTCGATCGCCCGGATCGGCATCAGGTTGCCGGCGTGCACTAGTGAGCCCCGGCGGCTTGAGGTCCGGGTCGGGGTAGGCCTTGGCCGTGTTGAGCGGCGGTTCGGAGGTCGGGAGTGCCATCAGCTTACCTCGTCTCGCAGGACATCACGCGGATCAAGCTCTGGCAAAAGCACCT